ATATATCAAATAATATAAGGGTTTTCGTTGAAAGGTGGTATTTGAGAACAGGTTCTATAACTTCTATAGACGCAGAAACTTTAACTAAATTTTGGGCGATAAATAGAAGGGCGAACACCTCAGAAGGACAATCTGCATATTCTCAATTACAAACTCAACAAGCGACATTGTCTAATTTACAAGCTAAAGCCCAAAAAGCTTTAGATATTTGGAAATCTTTGGACAACGTACCAACTCCAACCCCAACACCTTCACCAACACCATAATTTTTTTAATGAATTAAGATATTTATAAAATAAAAACAAGATGAATACAAAACTTATTTTAGATAATTATTTGGGGAAAAACACCAAAGTCACTGAAAAAGACATGGGTGATGGAACTAAACAAGTTTGTGATTTGGACACAGGCGATTGTTATACTATCAGGATGAAAGACGGTTTGATAGAAAGAGTAGATAATACCGTTAATAAAAATAAAAAAATCCAAGTTGAAACCAAAACTGGTATAAAACAATTATTAAACGGATAAGTCAAAATGAAAGTAGATTTAAAAATTATCGAAGAAATACAAAGATATAGAAAAATTAATAACTATATCAATGAACAAGAAGCCGCTTTACCCCCACCTCCTGAAGCAGCACCTGCAGCAGAGGTACCACCTCCACCACCTCCAGAAGGAACAGAAGCCGCGATTCCACCTCCACCACCTACAGGTGCGGAAGGAGAACCTATGGCGGATGTTGGAGAAAAGGTTGATACATCCACAGACCCTGAAGTAGAAAAAATTGGTGACAAGAAGGAAAGTGGAAAAGAAATTGAAGTTACCGACTTAGTAAAATCGCAAAAAAACGTTGAAAAAAAACAAGAAGAATATTTTGATAGTTTATTTAAACACTTGGATGATTTAGAGAATAAATTATCTACAATGGATACAATCATGAACAAATTGAATGATTTGGAAACCAAAGTAGAAAAATATAGAGTAAAATCACCCGAAGAAAAATTGGAATTGAGAAGTTTGGACTCAGGTCCTTACAATCAAAAACTGACTGATTTTTTTACGGACAAGCAAGATGATATGGAAAAATCAGGTAAAAATGAATATATTTTAACTCAACAAGATGTTGAAAATTATTCACCAAACGAAATCAAAAGAAGTTTCAGAGATTTTGATGAAGACGAACCTGAATTTACGAATTTTAAAAGAGTACAATAATATATCCCCGAAAGGGGATATTTTGATTTGACAAATATACGGCTGACACTTATTATTAGTAAACAAAAAATAAATTATACATTATGGCGACAAACAGTTTAGACGCGATTCTTGCTCAATACGAACAAGCATCAAAAGGGGGTTCATCTTCCTCTTCAATGTCACAAGATGAAAGAATGAAAAAATACTTTGCGGCAATCCTCAAAGATAATGAAAAACAAGGTCAGAAAAGACTTAGAATTCTACCAACAAAAGACGGGTCATCACCATTCAAAGAAGTTTGGTTTCACGAAGTTCAAGTAGATGGAAAATGGCAAAAGTTCTATGACCCAGGTAAAAATGACAACGAGCGTTCTCCTCTTTCTGAAGTTTACGAAGAGCTTATGTCAACAGGTAAGGATTCCGACAAAGAACTTGCTAAGCAATATAAACCACGTAAATTTTACATTGTAAAACTTATCGATAGAGATAATGAACAAGACGGTGTTAAGTTTTGGAGATTTAAACACAATTACAAGAACGAGGGTATCCTTGACAAAATCATCCCGATTTTCCGTACTAAAGGAGACATTACTGACCCTGACAAAGGGCGTGATATCATCTTAGAGATGACCAAGGCTAAAACACCCAAAGGAGCAACTTATACGGTAATTCAAACTATTATGTATGATGACCAATCCCCAGTTCATTCTGATAAAGAAACATCAAAATCGTGGGTATCTGATGAACTTTCATGGGAAGATGTGTACTCTAAGAAACCTGTAGAATATCTTGAGGCAATTGCTCGAGGAGAAACTCCAAAATGGGATAGTGAAAAGGGTGGTTATGTTTACAGTAACTCTACAGTTTCAGAAGAATCCTTTGGTGGTAAAAATAGTAAAATTGTTGACCCACAGGCAGATTCAGAACCAGATGAAGATATGCCATTCTAATATTTAATTGAACTTGGACATCATATCTAACTATGTGTCCAAGTTCTTATCTTTTTATTTTAAAAAACTATATCAAATGAACAATGACAACAAAATTACAGAAAAAATGTATGAAGCACTATGTCTAAAATACAAGGCAGAAATGTTAGAAGCGGAAGCGACTCTATTAGTTTATTTTTCTAATCCAGTTGGTATCGGAGAACATCCACAACATATTGAAGAAATGGACAAATTAGTAGAAAAAATTGCCAACGCTCAGGACAAATTAGAAACAATTGAAAAATTTTATAAATACAATTAATTATGGCAATAAAAAAGAATGACTTTAGTTCGTTGAAGAAGAAATTTTCTACTTCAGCGAAGTATAAACCACAGAGATACTTCGATTTGGGTACTGACTTTTTAGATGCGGTTGGACTTCCTGGACCTGCTATTGGTCATATTAATATGTTTTTAGGTCACTCAGATACTGGCAAAACCACTGCTCTTGTAAAAACAGGGGTTGATGCTCAAAAAAAGGGGGTTTTACCTGTTTTCATCATAACTGAGCAGAAGTGGTCTTTTGAACACGCTAAACTTATGGGGTTTCAGTGTGAAGAAGTTGTTGACCAAGAAACAGGAGAACTCGATTGGGACGGTTTCTTCATATTTAATAACAACTTTGATTACATCGAACAAATTACAGATTACATCAACAGTTTACTCGATTCGCAAGAAAAAGGGGAATTAGATTATTCGTTATGTATCATGTGGGATTCAGTTGGTTCAGTACCTTGTAAAATGACCTATGAAGGTAAGGGAGGAAAACAACATAATGCTTCAGTTTTAGCAGACAAAATTGGAATGGGTATAAATCAAAGAATTTCTGGTTCTCGTAAATCGGACTCGAAGTTTGAAAATACCTTGATTATAGTTAATCAACCATGGGTTGAACTTCCTGATAATCCTTTCGGTCAACCAAAGATTAAAGCGAAAGGTGGTGAAGCTATATGGTTAAATTCATCGTTAGTATTTTTATTTGGTAATCAAAAAGGTGCTGGAACAACAAAAATAACGGCGACTAAAGATAAAAGGACAGTCAAATTTGCCTCGAGAACAAAAGTATCTGTTATGAAAAATCACATAAATGGTTTAGGTTATGAAGATGGTAAAATTATTGTAACACCACATGGATTTTTAGCGGGTAAAGATAGCGAGGAAGAAAAGAAATCAATCGAGAAATACAAATCGGAGTATGCTGATTATTGGAAAGAAATACTCGGGGTCGATGGAGAATTTGCATTGAAAGAAGAAAAAGAAGTGTAATACATTAAAAATGATTAAGTGACTAAAACATTATTAGTTGACGGTAACAATTTATTCAAAATAGGTCTTCACGGGGTTAAAGATTATTACCATAATGGTAAACATATCGGAGCGATATGGCATTTTCTCAATACCCTCAGGAGATTCATCGAAGAACGTAATTTCGATAAGGTTGTTGTATTTTGGGATGGAGAAGAAAATTCATTAGCCAGAAAAATTCTTTATCCACAATACAAAGAAAACAGGAGAGAAGAGCCCAATCCTTTTAAGGAAGAATCTGCAAATTATCAGAAAGAAAGAATTAAACAATATCTCGAAGAAACTTTTGTAAGACAAATTAATGTTCCTCAAAACGAAGCGGACGACTTGATTGCTTACTATTGTCAAATTTCGGTAAATGAAGAAAAGACAATTTTTTCTTCTGACAAAGATTTGACTCAGTTAATTTCAGACAAAGTTTCAATTTATTCACCATCCACAAAACAATATTATAAAAATGGGGACAAAATTAAAATTTACGAACATGAATTTCCCCATTTTAATATTAAAACTTTTAAAGTTTTATCAGGAGATAAATCTGATAATATTGATGGAATTTACTTTTTGGGTGAAAAAACATTAGTTAAATTATTTCCCGAGATACTTGAAAAACCGATTTCATTTACCGATATTTTGATAAAGGCTGAGGAACTCTTGAAAGAAGATAAAGATAACAAAGTCTTAAAGAATTTATTAACAGGTAAAACCAAATCAGGAATATACGGTAACGAATTTTTTGAAATCAACAACAAAATCGTAGATTTATCAACCCCAATCATAACCGAAGACGCGAAAGAACAAGTCAAATTATATTATTCAGAATCTTTAGACCCCGATGGTCGAGGACACAGAAACATAATAAAAATGATGATGGAAGATGGTATATTCAAATATCTTCCTAAAGGAGACAATAATTGGGTAAATTTTTTGACCCCATTTTTAAAACTAACAAGAAAAGAAAAGAAAAATTACAAAACAAACAAATAATATGAAAGAGCAAGAATCAACAAAATTAGAGTTTCTTATGATGGTTAATGATAACATCATTGTACAACGTTTCTTTAACGTAAGGGATTATAATCCCAACGCTAAGAATTCATTACAACTTTATGAATATCTTCAGGAATTCAAAGAGATGTTCGAATATAAATTAAAAATGAAAACTGTTGAATATATGTTGGAACATCAATATGAAATTATGTCCAACCCATCAATCATGGACACATCCAACACAAATGGTCCTGAGCACTTTAAAATCTTTTTGAAACTTGGTGATATGACAATCTGTCAGAGACAGATGGACGCAAAACTTTTTCCACCAAAAATAAGATACACCGTAGACATACGTCCGCACATAAAAAGTTTGCTTTCGGACTTAACTGACATTTTTTCAGCTAAAAAATTAACTTATCAGTATCTAGATATTCCTTTGACCGTCTAATATTTATCATAATAATAAAGGAAAAAATATGGCGACGAACAAAAATTTTGATTATTTAGGAAACACTTTTCAGATTCAATTACTGAATCAAATCATAGTAGATAAAGACTTTTCACGTTCTATTATTGATGTTTTGGATGTAAATTATTTCGACAACAAATACTTCAAAATTATCACTCAGATGGTTAAGGAGTATTATTCTAAGTATGAACACACACCTACTTTCGATACTCTTGAACAAATAACCAAATCAGAACTACAACAAGAATTGGCATCGAAAATAGTTTTGGATACTTTGACAAAAATTAAAGATGCCCCAATCGATGGTGGCTCTTTTGTTCAAGACAAAGCTTTAAAGTTTTGTAAACAACAAGAATTACAAAAAGCAATTACTAAGGCTCAAAAAGTTATCGATGGAGGTGAATTTGAGAATTATGACAAAGTTGAAACAGTAATCAGAGAAGCTTTACAAGTTGGAGAAAGAGAAGATGGAATGTCAGATGTTTTTTCCAATTTGGATGACGTTCTAAACGAAGATTTTAGACATCCGATACCTATAGGTATCCCGTCGATTGATAAGCTTTTAAAAGGAGGTTTGGCAAAGGGAGAAATCGGGGTTGTTTTAGCACCAACAGGTGTCGGGAAATCTACCTTACTCACTAAAATTTCGAATCACGCTTTCAATCTAGGGTATAATGTTTTACAAATTTTTTTCGAGGATAATCCAAAAATTATACAAAGAAAACATTTCACTCTTTGGACTAAAATTCATCCTGATGATATGTCAAATAAGAAGGATGACGTGATGATTAAAGTACAAGAAATTAGAGATTCAATGGAAAATAAACTTGTTCTGAAGAAATTACCTTCCGACACAATGACTATGTTACAAATCAAAAATCAGATTAGAAAAATGATTGCCGATGGTATAAAGATTGACATGGTATTATTGGATTATATTGATTGTGTAGTTCCTGATAAGAATCTTGGAGATGAATGGAAATCTGAGGGGTCAGTAATGAGAGCGTTTGAGGCGATGTGTCATGAATTGAATCTAGTGGGATGGACTGCGACACAAGGAAATAGAAGTTCAATATCCTCCGAAGTAGTTACAACAGACCAAATGGGAGGGTCAATCAAAAAAGCACAAGTAGGACACGTAATTATATCTGTAGCTAAAACTTTACAACAAAAAGAAATGAAGTTAGCGACTATTGCAATTACTAAATCTAGAATCGGTGATGATGGAGTAGTTTTTGAAAATTGTAAGTTTGATAATGGAATGTTAGAAATAGATACAGATTCTTCAGTGACTTTCTTAGGTTTAGAAGAACAAAAAGAAGAACAAAACAGACAAAGGATTAAAAACCTTTTAGAAAAAAGAAAACAACGAGAAAATAATAATTAAAAATATGGAAAAAATTTTAGTAGAGAATCCAAACAGGTTTGTGTTATTCCCAATACAATATAATGATATTTGGGAGTATTATA